GGTGGTGCAACTCTCTTGAGAGATACCCTAGATGTACAAGGTGTCACCACACTGAAAGAAGTATTGAATGCCGAGAAGGCACTTACATTAGGTACTGATGCTGTTCCAGCAAACCTAACTGTAAAGGGTGATATCGTAAACGGTAATTCTACCGTTAGTATTTCAAACTCCACTGGTAACATCTCAACCTCTGGAGTTTTAACAGCATCATCTATTGGAACTACTGGAAATATTACTGCAGGATCTAACAAAGTCGTCTTAAATGCAACCACTGGAGACGTTACTGTAACAGGAGTTTTGGATCCTCAAGGTGGATTCCTGGGTGATCTGAATCTTCTAAATAATAAAGTAACGAATCTGGCAGATCCTGCTGCCGCAACGGACGCTGCAAACCGCAAGTACGTTGATAGTAAGGTTGTAGCATTCTCTATCGCACTAGGATAATACGGAGTTTATAAATGGCAAAAAGACAAATTAGAGACTATGTATTCTCCCCAGGCATTGCTGGTGTCGGTACATTAAAAATCCTGGATAAGGTAGATGTCGATCAGATTCTGCTGATCACTAACACTACTAGCAATCAATTTTTATACAACTTCAGTGATCCGTCATTACCGATCTCGGTAGCTTTCACATCAACATCAGACGGATCTGACCCAGACTTCCCATACAGTAATACGTTATCAAATGGTGTGACCACCATTACGTTCCTGTATGACACTTCTGCACAGTTTGCTACTGACAAGATTCTAATCTTTGTCGAAGCAGAAGAACAGAAGATGCGTCCATACGACTTCGGTACTGATGCTATCGAACGTATGAGGATGGCAGAACCTCAATCGATGCTTGACGCTGACTTTGAGTATGGCATTCAACCAACCAAGTGGCAGTCTCTTGACTTGCTGCGTGGTTATCCTTCTATCTACGAAGTTCCTGGATCCGATATCGGTCTAATCGCTGTAACAACTGATGCATCTTCTGGATCAGGTGCTATCGGTCCTTCTAAAATTACTATTGATACTGTCCTAGATCACGGTCTAGATGTTGGAGATCCTATTTCTATCAAGGGTCTAGACGATGCTGTTTCTGGTTTCGCAAAAGCAGAAGGTTCGTTCATCATCGACTCTGTTCCTAGCAACACACAGTTCACCTACTATGCTAAAGCAAAAGTAGGAACAACCCCTGCTACTGCGCTACTATCTTCATTCACTGTATTGAAGCAAGCAGGTTTCTATACTGGCGCTGCAATTGGTACTAACCCTGTATTCAGTGTAGTAACCAATGGTGCTTCTGGAAGCTTCCAAACAAAAGGATCTAACCCACAAGGAACGACAAGAATTGGTGTACAACCTTCGTCTACTTTACCACCTATCGGTGCTCCTCTATCAGGAATCGGTGTTCCAACTGGTACACAGGTAACTTCTGTTATCAGTACAAACGCCACACTAAACATTACTGACTCCTTCGTTGCTCCAGTGTCGGAGATCACATTCAACGATACTGCTTCTATTGAGGTAGGTTCTTCTCTGGATGATGGTAGCGGCAATGCTATCTTCGTTACTAACATTTCTGGAAATATTGTAACCTTATCTTCCCCATATCAGATCGATAAGACTGGTAACAGTTTTGTTTCACAACCAACATCAGGAAGTCAAGTAAACTTCGGTAATGGTACTGGAGCACAGTTTGATATCACCAGAGAGAATGGTGTTTATTCTACAGTTATTATCAACACCCAAAATTATTATAACAACGTTGATGGTGCATACTCTGGTCAACTAGGTAATGGCGCATCGTTTGTTGTAGAAAGAACTGGTGGTGCATCACCATCTTATACGAATGTCTTTACACAACAATCTGGTGGCAACTATTCAGTATCAGAAACTATCACTATTTCTGGTACAGATCTAGGTGGTGCTGCTAGCACAAATGATCTAACTATCACTATCGATGCAGTTGGCGTCAACGGAGAAATCACTGGTATTAGTTTTGCTGGTGTTGCATCAGCAAATCTGTCTGCTGGTGGAACAAACTACGCTGCAGGCGAAGACTTGGTTGTATATGGTAATGCACTTGGTGGTACTTCTCCACTGAATGACATGATCATCTCGATCACATCAGTAGGTTCTGCTGGAGACATTGAAGGATTTAACATCACTGGTGTTGGTGTACCATCAACAGCATTCTACTCTGGTGTCGAACAGAGCTCCACTAGTGGTTCTGGTATCAACGCTGGTTTCAATATCGAAAGAGTTGGTGCTGGCGCGTCAACTGCACAAGTAGATAACGTTGTTATCGGTGGTTCTATTGAAACAGATGATACATTCAGAATCACTATCGATGGAACAAATGATTACACCTACACAGCACAAGTAGGAGAAACTATTGTTGCAGTCAGAAATGGTTTGATTGCTGCTATTAACGATCTCTCTACAGGATCTACAACTGTACAGGCAACTACTGGTGCCACAAGTGATACATTAGAAATCACTGCATTGAATCCTGGTACATCATTCACAATTGCTGTACTGACAGAAGATCAAGGTGGTAACGCTGCTGACACGCAGACAATGACTACCAACAATGTAGTTCCAAACAACTCTAGCGTTTCCACACCAGCTTACAATGTTATCGTTGCTAACCCTGGTCAGTCTTATGCTAACGGCGACACCATTACACTCAATGGTGATCAACTAGGTGGATCCACTGGTGTCAATGACTTAACTATTACAGTACAAACTGTTAATGCACAGGGTGGTATTACTGGTATCACTACATCTGGTACTCCATGGGATGGCAACAGAACATTCCTGAATATGAATCCAAACCCAGTTGCATTCAACGCAACCTTCATTCCTAGAATTTCTAGCGGTAATTATTCCCCTGAAATTGCTAACGCTGGTGAAGGTTACAAACTAGGTTACCAATTCATTATCCCAGGTACTTCTTTGGGTGGTGCTTCGCCAACTAACGACATGACAATTACTGTCGATGACGTTGATGCATCTGGCGCAATCCAATTAGCAAGTGCTACTGGTACTCCTGTTAGTGGCGACACTATTGCATTCTTCCCAGCAGTCTCTCTGTCTGCAGCAACTACCAATATCATTGGTGCAAACGCTACAGTCACATACTCTGCTATTGCAAAGATCAATGTACAGTTCACATCAAACCACGGTCTGGTTCCTGGTGACACTATTCTAACATCTATCACATCCAATGGCAGTGGTCATGATCTGGCATCTGGTCCGTTCTTCGTTGACGAAGTACCTGGACTAGATAACTTCACCTTCACCGCAAGATCGACAGGTAATGTCTCTGGTGGTATTACTGGTGTTGTATATCCAAGAACTGACTCGTTCTATACACACAGACCATTTGACGGTGGTGTTCAGTTGGGTACAGGTTCTCCTGCTCACGGCGCACAGGCAGTTCGTCAATCCAAGAAGTACATCAGATATCAGTCTGGTAAAGGTATCATGTATACCACTGGTGCCCTGTTCGCACCTTCTTATGACTTGAGAAGTGTTGGTGCAGATGGAACTGCAATCGGCAGTATCATCACTTGCGTTACTGACGACCTCAACCACGGTCTACAGGTTGGTGCAGAAATTCAGTTGGTTGGTTTAACCACAGCAGGATACAATGATCACTACACTGTAGCGTCAATCATTGATGAAATTACGTTCACTGTTATTGCGAAGAATAGTCTGGCACAAACACAAGCAGAATTTGGCGACCAACCAGTTGTCGCTCTGTATAGATGGCAGGGTGCTACGGTTCGTGCTGGTGCATTTGATGACCAGAACGGTATCTTCTTCCAGTATGACGGAACAAACATTGCTGTCGGTTTAAGATCTTCTACTTACCAGATTGCTGGTACAGTATCTGCTACACCAGACTCTAACGAACTGACTGGAACAAACACCAAGTTTACTGAACAGTTATCTGTTGGTGATAGAATTGTCATTCGTGGTATGTCCCACGTCGTTACTGATATCCAAGGCGACACACAGTTGTCCGTCAACCCTGACTTTAGAGGTGTTGCTAGTGCAACCAATGTCAAGGCAGCACTGACTAAAGAAATCATTATTCCCCAGAGTCAGTGGAATATTGATAGGGCAGACGGTACAGGTAAGTCTGGATATGACATCGAGATCAACCGAATGCAGATGATCGGATTCCAGTATACCTGGTATGGTGCTGGATTCATCGACTGGATGTTCAGAGGTCCATCTGGTAACTTCATCTTCGTACACAGACTGAAGAACAACAACAGAAACAACGAAGCATTCATGCGTTCTGGTAACCTACCTGTTCGCTATGAGGTTATCAACGAAGGTGCGAAGAACAAACTAGCAAGTAATATGACTTCCACTGAAACAGACAGCATGCTGCTTAAGGATGCTTCCCTGTTCCCACCAAGTGGTATTGTACTAATCAACAACGAGATTGTTAGATACACATCTAAACTGAACAACACTCTCTCTGGTCTAACCAGATCTGCAAACTACACCAACTTCGTTGCTGGTTCTCAAAGAACTTTCCTCGCAGGCAGTGCTGATAGTCATGACTCCAACGCTGGTGTTATCTTACTATCCAACACAGCAACTCCACAGATTAATCACTGGGGTTCTGCATTCCTGACTGACGGTGGATTTGATGAAGACCGTGGATACCTCTTTAACTACCAAGAAAAAGAAGTTGAGATTAATACTACCAAATCTACTATCTTCCTGATCAGACTATCGCCTAGTGTTTCCAATGCTATCACTGGTGACCTAGGTGAAAGAGAACTGATCAACAGAGCACAGTTGCTACTCAAGAACATTGAGATTACCACACAGGGTGGATCAAGTTCGCAGGGTATCATCGTTGAGGGTGTTCTTAATCCCAAGAACTACCCAACTAATCCAAACGACGTTACCTGGGCAGGTTTGAATACAGGCGGTGCAGGTGGACAACCATCGTTTGCACAGATTGCATCTGGTGGTGATATTACCTTCCTTGGTGGTGTTGCTCCAGTTACAGCATCAAACGCTGGAACACAGAACTACACTTCTAACTATGTCTTCTTCAATACCTCCGACATCGGTGGTGTACAGATTGGTTTTGAGGTAACTGGTGGTGACTTGAGAGGAGGAGCGACGGTTGTCCGAATCTTCAGAAGAAATAACAGCACAACATGGATCCAGTTCTCTGACAGAACTAGAGCAGGAAGCGCAGGTAGCACAACCTACACGTTCCAGCCTCTAACGGGTGCAGCAACTCCTGGAGAGCAGGTCTTCGCTTTCACGGCAGCACCTGGTTCTAGAGATACAATCGATCTTTCCGAACTGAAGGAACTTACCAACACTCCAATTGGTGGTAGAGGTACATTCCCCAACGGTCCCGACGTTCTAGCAATTAATGCATACCTAACTTCTGGTAGTGCAATTAATGCAACGATTAACGTTCGCTGGTCTGAAGCACAGGCATAAGGAGAAACATGGCAGAACCCTCTAGTAGACAAGAACTCAAGGAGTATTGTTTGAGGCGTCTCGGTCATCCAGTTCTTGAAATCAACGTAGACGATGATCAACTGGATGACCTGATTGACGACGCTTTTCAATACTACCGTGAGCGACACATGGATGGTGTCGAGAAGATGTATCTCAAGCATGAGATTACAGCAGATGATGTAACAAGATTTGATGGTGCAGATGAAACATCATCCACACCAGCTCCTGATGCTGCTACCTGGATTAGCAGAAAGAACTTTATTGAAGTACCAGAGCATGTAGTTGGCATCTCCAAAGTTATGGGTATCTCCTCTAACTTTGCAAGGAACAATCTCTTTGGCATGAACAACCAATACTTCCTGATGGATATCTTTTCCTTCTCATCAGGATTTGCTTTTGGTAACTTTGACATGTCAAATTACTATATGCTCAAGCAATACTTTGAGACGCTTGACATGATTGTTCAGACTGGATCATTAGTTCAGTTTAGATTTAATCAAAGACAAGACAGACTATTCATTGATATCGACAAAGCAAGAATGATTGAAGGTAACTTCCTTCTAATCGAGTGCTATCGTTTCTTGAATCCTGACGAGTTCACTCAAGTCTACAATGATAGTTTCGTCAAGCAGTATCTAACTGCACTGATCAAGAGACAGTGGGGTCAGAACCTAATCAAGTTTAACAACGTACAACTGCCTGGTGGCGTGTCACTGAACGGCAGACAGTTGTTTGAGGATGCACAGAAAGAGATCGATGCTCTCATGGAGAAAAGTGCAACCTACTATGAGCTTCCCCCAATGGATATGATCGGATGAAAAGTATCTACTTCCCACAACATGGTGGTGTCAGCACAGAACAGGGTCTTATCCAGAGTTTAGTGGATGAGCAGATCAGATTGTTCGGTAGTGATGTCTACTATCTTCCAAGGAAGATGATCAAAGATGTAGCACTAGACGACATTCTGTATTCCGAGTTTAATACTCAATACATGATCGAGATGCTACTGATCAATGTTGAGGGATTTGGATCTCCATCTGAATTCATTAGTAAGTTTGGTCTACGCATCACTGATGAGATTACTATGGTAGTCTCCCAGAACAGATGGAGTCAGGTATTCCAAGAGTTTGCTGACATCACTACTGTGGATGGTAGACCTAATGAGGGAGACCTTATCTATCTACCACTCACAAAAGATCTGTATGAGATCAAGTTTGTAGAAAGAGAAGCACCGTTCTACCAGCTAGGTAAGAACTATATCTACACGATGACTGCAGAAATCTACGAGCTTGGT